TATTAATCACAGCATTCTTATGTGTACCTTATTTTATTGGATTACGCTTATTTGCTAATTACGGATATCTTACGGATTATACCTGGCCTACTTTAGCAGTATTGTTACCCTGGGTAGGTGCTTTATTCTTTAGATTTGTAATGGAATTTAAGTTAAAGCAGCAAATAAAGAAACAATTCGGTACTTATTTAAGCCCTGCTATGGTAGAGAAGTTACAAGAGAATCCAGACTTATTAAGGTTGGGTGGTGATAGTAGAGAGTTATCTATTATGTTTACTGATGTTAGGGGGTTTACTACAATATCAGAACATTATGGTAAAGATGTACAAGGATTAACAAAGATAATGAATCGGTATATGACTGCTATGACTAAAGCTATATTAGATAATAATGGTACTTTAGACAAATATATAGGTGACGCTCAAATGGCCTTTTGGAATGCTCCATTAGACGATAAAGAGCACGCATTAAATGCATTGAAAACAGCAATGATAATGTTAAATAATTTAGATGAGTTTAATAAAGAAATTGCTCAAGAAGGGGTACCAGCCTTTGGTATGGGGCTTGGAATCAACACAGATACTGTTGTTGTTGGTAATATGGGTAGTGCTCAGCGTTTCGATTACACTTGCTTGGGCGACGGAGTTAATTTGGCCTCGAGATTAGAAGGTCAATCTAAACCATATGGTGTAAAGATAGTTATTGGACCTAAAACTTACGAATACGTAAAAGACAAATACAAATGCTTTGAGTTAGATTGTATTGCAGTTAAGGGTAAAAAAGAAGGTGTAAAGATTTACACTGTTGTACAAAACAACTTTATTACCATGGAGAAGCCTCATGTGGGTAGAATACATGATGGGTTTCTATCTGATTATAGAGCTCAAAATTGGGACAATGCTATACAGTTAGCTACCTCATTAATAACTTATAATCCTGAATTATCTCACTATTATGAAAATATGATAGAAAGAATTAACGAACTTAGAAACGCTAATCTATCAGCTGATTGGGACGGAGTGTTTAGAGCTACAAGTAAATAATTACTTAAAGGTACCAACAAAGTTTAAATTGATAACAGACCTGTAATCAGCTTTCTTAGGTAAACCAGCAGCGTGAAATAAATTCGCATCAAATATTACCAGTCTGCCGCGTTTAGGAGAAACTTTTGCTTTTAAAGTTAGTCGAGGTATATTTGTTTCATTCCAATATGATTCGTCTCGAGTAAACATTTCTTTCCAATTGAATTGTTCAAGCGTCTCATTATACACACATGTATCTCCGTCTGAATTGTTTATATAATATATTCCTATTTTTGAGTTGTCAGGTAATTTATCAGCAAACACGTCAATATGCGGTATACCGCGTTCAGCATTAGTTTGAGCACTGCAGGGTAAAAGATTTATTTTCATTCTACCCATTTTTGTTATCAAGCATGGAAATTTTTTTAATAAACTATTAAAATGCTTTACTGTACTGCTTGCAGAATTCTGTGCAGAATAACCTGGTAAAAAAGAAGAATTATTAAGTATATGGTCAAACATAGGTACTTCTGCTACGTTTTCACACCACTTGAAGGTATCGTAGAGTTTTTTTAACTTTACTGCATTAGAATTAGGGTCATGATTGTTGTAATCTATAGGCTTTATAAAATTCCATTGAACTATATTTCCGAGTGAAATATTTTCAATATTAATTTGTTCGGATTCCGATAGGAAGTCATCTATAATAACAACCCCGTCTACTTCTTGACGTGTCATGTAATTTATTGCTTTCTTGGAAAGCACCCCATCAGATTAATATTAACTATTAATCTCATATCAGTTTCAATAGGTATACCAGCAGAATGAACTAAATTAGCGTTAAACATTACTAATCTACCACGTTTAGGTGTAATTTTAGCTTTTACTGTTAGTTTTAAACCAGCTGGGTTCGGCTTCCATTGATCGTATGTTTCGTTAAAAATGATTGTATCTCCGTCTGAATCGTTTATATAATATATACAAACCTTTTCATCATCCATAGGGTTATCACCATCGCAATGCGGAGTACCGTAATGATAATCGGTTAATCCCTTGACAGGAAATTTCATATTAATTTTAGCTCTATGTATTTTTTTATAACCTATAGGTAAAGCAGCAAACATAGAGGTAAAATAATTAAAAATAGGAGATGTTACTGGCGCAGTCGCGCTTACAGGCACTTCTTTTTGAATGGGTGTGTATTGTAAAGAATGTACAAATTGAGAAGACTCTACTATAGGTACAGGATAAAAATCAGGTATACCCGGTGTAGAAATGGTTTTCTTTATTACACCGCCCGTAGCTATATGCAAATAGTTCCAATCAATCCTGACATTTGCTTTCGGGCTTGGAAATTTAATAAGCCTCTCAAGCCTTTCTTGTTCATCTACAGGAATGACATCATCAATAACGATATAATCATTTGCCCCTACTGTTTTTTGCTTCATAATAAAACTTACGTAAAAAATATGTAAGTTCAACTATACATAATTTTATGTATTAACGTCGTAAAACTGTTTAGTTTCTTTACAACCATACATAAAATAGCCTGCATGGTACTGAAGTTGCTTGAATTCAAACCCTGCAGCTTTGGCATCATTTACATATCTTTGAATTGAATCTGCAGCAGCAGCCAAATTACCTAAATACGTCCAACCAGCATTATAACAATCAGTACCGTCAACAGGTATTCCCATCATACTATTAACCTCGTTAGTTAGATACGTGGTTTCTTCTGCTGTAACCGCTGATACACTATTTAATCTATTAATGTTTGTTATAGATATTTGTACACCTGCTGATAATGATACATTACGCGTAAAATCTACTCTAAAATAACTACCTGATGTGCTTACGTCACAGCGTAATGAATCATAATGGTATGTGCCGGTGTTATTATTAAAGCGTGATGCAGGAGTGTCATTCCAACAAGCTTCTAATAAATTATGCGAGTGTGAGTCAAGAGTATTCATTAATATAGTATTTATGGTTTTATTGGTTTAGAGTCCCACTTATCTACAGGGCATTTTGCAGGTAATATTTTTGCTTTGGTTTTCATCCAGCACCCACACTTAGAACAACGAAATGAAGGTGTTTCAAGAAATTCACATCCTTCACATATTTTTAAACGTTCATTGTATGTATCATCATCAGCAGTTATTTGTTGTTGAGTGACAGCAGCCTTTAAAACATCAATACCAGTACCTGCTAAATTACCAGCCATTTTAGCTAAAGATGGCATACTATTAGGTGTTGGTGGTGTTACTGTTGCTAATGGTGCTAATTGAGACCCAGAAAGAGAAGAACTATTATTAAAAATATGGCTATGTATCTTTGGAGTGGCAACAAATTTCCCGCCGTCGGGAGTTGCAAATTTAAGGCGTTCTATAATTGAGTCAGACATAGACTTATTTGTAAAATCTACTGTTAATTAGTAGGGTAAGGTAGACCGTGATTAACAACTGCACTTACTGCATTAGTCGTAACATATTGAACCCATGGGCGTACTGGTTCTTTATAAACAGTACCGCCTATAGGAGCTCCACCTGCAGAGGCATAACCCACTGTAGTTGTAAGGGCTGGTACATCTGAATCTGTACTTGCTATAACTTGACCATAATAAGCACCAGATAAACCACCTGTTACCGATAAGGTCATAGGGGTACGATCACCGCAATTACGGTACGTAACTGTTAGTACACCATTACCAGCGCCAGCTGTACCACCATAGTATAAATCATATCTTGAGCATGCCATATAGATTATTTACTAATTCTATATTGATTTTACAAGATGTTTATTTGCGTTTCGAGCTCTTTGAGCTTACCTCATTAACTGTGGATGAAGGAGTTATATAATCTTTAGGTGCTGAGGTAGGGTTATTATTAGTGATTTTATAAACTACTGAAGCTCTACCGTCTTGAGAGGATAGTTCAGCTGTTGGATAGTATTTGCGAACTGCAGTTGCAATCTTATCAAATATAGCTTGATTTCTACCCATAACCTCTAAACCTTGGTTAGGGGAATTTTTAACTAAAGCATCATATTTAATCCAAAGATACATAAACTTGTCGTTATGATCTTTAAACGCTACCTTACATTTATTTTTTGCTAATAAATTAACTAAACCTGTATGTGGTGTCATGCTGTGATTTACTAATATTGATAGTTAGTTCAACTACTAACTATATCCTCTACAAGCTCTTGTATGTAGTTATGTGTGAGGCTTTCATCTTCATACCCCCAAAATGCAGGTACCTCAATATATTTTATTACACCAAACCTTTTAGTAAAAAAAATCTTTTCAAGGTTATCAGAAGCTCTTAAATCATCAATAAGAACACTCTTACCAGTAGTTATTTTAACTTTAGGTGTCTTATACTTCCAATCCTTTACATATTCTCTATCAAATATCTTATCTTCGTCAAAACCAAAGTTAAAGGCCTTGTTCATTACCCGGGCATAATCTTTAGTAGCTCTTGTAAGCATATAGACATGGCCTATTTCTCTTAAACGAAACAACAGATAATTAGCCCCTGGACGTAATACTACATCATATACTTCTTTATCTAAAACAATGCTTACAGGTGTGTCTGCATACTTTTCATTTGGTTCTGGTTTTTTGAATTCTATTTCATGTAGTTCGATATAACCATTACCATCTTTAGTAAATGGCACCATACCAAGAGTATGGATTAGAGTTTCGTCTAAATCGACAAATATGTTTATTGTTTCAGAGGGCATAAGCAAACGTCGTAATATTTACAACCATGACAATCGTCATCGAGATGAATGTGTGGCATTAAACAAGCTTCTTTCGTTACTTCAGCTATATTGGTATATGCAGGTTCACTTCGAAAGTAATCAGGATTACCAGTCCATGGGTAAGTTCTTACTCTTTCTTCTTTACCTTCTTCATTGATTACTACTACAGATGTTTCTGCATGAGAAGCTAACCTCTTTTTACGCTCTTTTTTAGGCATATTAGGGTGCTTCTTGAGCTTAACATTAATCTTTGGTAGCTTATTGTTCTTACACTTCGAAGCCATATCCCTAATCTGTTCTGCAGTGTAACCAGCAGCTAAATACTTCTTAGTTTCTCTGGTTACATACTCCTTAACAAAACGTTCAATACTACCACCGTAATTATCTTGAACGTTTTTTATAAAATAATCTACAGGGGCGAACGTTTTAGCGCTCGAGATCGCATCCACAGGGTATACATACTTGCCACATTTAGATGTAGCTATAAGATTAGGATCAATGTTCATAGTTATAGTATGTTACTTTATATGAATACTGCAAGCCTATTCTACAATAATATTAAATGTGAACAATTACTTTATCTTTTGGTAACCGAACTTTTGCTAACTTAGCATAGTTATCTGTTTCTGCTCTATAACCGGCAGCAGCAACTACTACAGAAGCAAGACCTTTACTTGATAGATTAAGAATAGAGTCATACTTATCTGGCATAAATCCTTCAATAGGACATACATCGATACCAAGACCGGCAGCTGCTAACATGAATTGCCCTAAAGCGATATATGCTTGTTTAGTAGCCCACAACCGGCGAGCACTATCATCCATACCCTTTACAACGCTATTAACAATCATACCACGATACCCCTCTAAAGATTCAGTGGTTATACCTCTTGTATTAGCTACTAACTTAATAAAATTGTTAGCATCTTCTTCAGTGTATGTAGTTTTAACTGAAAACACTATTAAATGTGATGCATCTGCTACTTGACGTTGATTCCATGAATGAGGAACTAATTGCTCTCTAAGCGCCGAATTGTCTACTACAACACCGGTGAACGGTTGCAACCCAAAGCTTGTGGGGGTAAGAACAATTGAATCTTCTAAAACAGTCCAATCAGTATTACTTATTTTACGCGTAGCATCAAATTGTTTAGTTGCATAACGCCACTTTAAACTATCAATAAGTTGTGTAGTTGTAATAAAGCTATTCATATTATTGTTTAGAGTTGTGCTGTGAGTTACGACGATCATGACCTACATCTGTACTTTGAGAAAAGTAGTGTGCTGTGCTCTTATCAGGTGTTAAACTATTACCTCTACGAGTAAGTTTTTTTTGATGTAATAAATGATATGTTTTAATTGTTTCAACCGCTCTCTTTATCTTTCTACGATAAATAGGGGAGTTGAATAATTTAAGAACTTCTGGGTGTAGTTTGTTGTCTTTTGTTGTTGACATAAAATGAGATTAAGGGTTAATTTTATGAGTTAAATAATAACCGAACATATTAACATGTTTTTTATTATAATCAAGCAAATCTCCGTATATAATTCCTTTATTTTCTATAAACTCTTCATCAAAACCTTCTGCTACCAATCTTTTAATTTCGCCTATTCTTACTACAGCTGCCTTTGCACTGTTTTTATTGAAATCCGGAAACACTGCAATCATTCCTATATCAGAAGTGATAATAGCTGAATGTGCAGATAACGTTTTTGTGTCATTTAAACACTCGTCAAACCCTACATCTATATCGGCGCTTTCGTCATATTCTTTAGCAGCCACGACTATATCTGTGACATAGTCTTTTACTATTTCATCTATTATGAGATCGGGTTTCATATAGTGCTATTATAGCATATATGAGCTATAAATCAAGCTTAAGCGTATGTATCTGTAGAAGTATTAATATTAACTGCATGAGCAACTTCCCCATCGGGTGTAATTACTTTTAAAGTATCTGCACCTTTGTGGTTTTTCTTGCTATTGCACCAATTCATGGCGCTCTCTAAAGATTCAAATACGTGCTCAGTAGTATGTAAAACTCCATCTACCCATCTGTGTTTTGTTACGGTGTGTGATTTGTGGTGGTGCATATTAATTAAAATATTTACACCAAATTTGCTCTGTTTTATTAGTATATTTCGTTAAACTTTTTTGTCCCTGCTTTACGTTTTTTTCCGGATTCTTATACGTATAAAGCATCTTGTTGGCAATGTCTTTACTACTTGTAGGGTCGGCGCGGAATTCGTGCTCAAAAAACCAATCACTTGTAAGCCATGGAACCTCTTTACTACCAACCACCGGTATACCTTGCGAAATATAGTCAGCACTAACTATATTAAATGTTTCAGAAAAGCTTACTTGCAAACCTATATCCATTTGACTACATAATTGAAGGAATTGTTCTCTTGGTGTCCACATATGGTTAACCAATTCATGACCTTTAGGTTGTAGGTGTTGAAATAAACCTTTCAAATTATTCAAAGTGGGTTCTCCTTTCATTTCTATTCTACCCGCATTAATGTGAAAGCGTAGCTTTTTTCCGATTTTATCTGCAAATTCTAATGCACCATATGCTTGTAATAAATGATTCTTTAATAAGCGTATAGCCCCAAAACATCCCACATCAATTGTATCTTTGTCTTTATTAAACCCGATAAACGGTCTATAGAACTGAGGGTAGTAATTGGGTAGATATATAACTCTTTCGCATGTAGTTTTTTTAGTCCAGCCATTTTTTATATGTAAAAATAACCTTACTTCTTCAAGCATTCTTGGTGCGTTACACGCTACAATAACATTTTTAAACGTAGAGTAGTCTCCTACCCAGTCCATTGCCATACCCTCCCCAGCCATAAAAGGCATCTCGCTATGTAAACGTATAATCCACTTTACGTTGGGGTGTAGTTTTTGTAAAACAATAAATTTCGAAGGTACTACCCACAAAGCTTCAATAACAACGTGCGTAGGTTTGTATGCAGTAACTTCTCTATCTATATCGTTATTATCAGTTACTACTACTAACTTAGACTTCGTAAGAGATTTATTGAGCATGTCTCGCATGAAACTTGCTGAGTTAAAAAGCCCGGTGCTTAACCCTAAATGTGAGTGTAACGTGGCACTATAATCTTCGCGGCGCTTGAGTATGAAGAGAATCTTGGTCATGGCAGGTGGATATATTAAATAAAAATATACTTACCCGGGTATTGATTTTTAAAAGATGGTATCTATAATATTTTGTAAATATTTTTACAGAACTTAAACTATGAAAAACAAATTAGTAATAATCTTAATAGCATTAGCTCTAACTGTATCAGTTAAAGCTCAAGAACACACAGCAGAAGGCGTTGCAGCCGGTGCTGTAGTTGGTGGTGTAATTGGTAATCAATATCACCACAACGTCGTCGGTGGCGCCGTAGCAGGTGCTTTAATTGGTGGAATGATTGGCAATGCAGCTGATCATGCAAATGACCAGCCTAAAGTAATCGTTGTACAAGCTCCGCCACCTCCTCCTCCAGCTCCTGTTCAAGTAGTTGTGCAGGCACCCCCACCTCCTCCAGCACCTGTTACGATACAGTATGTTTGGGGACCATTAGATCGTTGGGGTCACCCTCAATACGTATTCGTACAGGAATGGAATGGTGTACAGTGGGTAACAACCTATTATGAATATAGAACATTCTTAGGATGGTACCATCATCATTACGGTTATGTATTCCGTGAAGATATGTACCGTCATCATTGGCACCGTTAATAATGTTATTAACGGTTTCAATACCTACCGCCGAGCTAATTCTTATCTTCGGTATGTTAGCTATAGTAGCTATAGGTTTGCTTATTATCTTAACAACCCCTAAGTAGGTTATTGTTGACCGCCAGGTGTTAAATCAGTCCCCATCGGCATAGATTTGCCCTTGGGGATTTGTTTTGTATTAAGCTCGCTATTGGGTTTATAAATTCGAGACAACATTTTAGTTAGCTCAAAAAAGTTTTTGTATTCGTGTTTTATTATACCACGAGCCTCATCTGTCATTCGTACAAATGTGTTATCACTATACTTAACTATTGTTTCTAATTCACCTGCAGCTACTATTCTATTTAATTCAGCAGGGTTACCTTCTACTTCTTTAAAATCGTATAATGCTTTAAGAACTTTTAGCTCATCATCTGCAAAAGGAATTTGACGTACAACCCTTTCTTCTGTGAGAGTACTATACTTTTCAGCTAAAACTTTATAAGCATTACGCATTTACCATATACTTACCACGTTTAAGGTAAAATTTATCGTAAACTTCCTTATTACCTTTAGAACCATTACCGTTAGGTTTAACTGTATATGTGAAGCAAGCTTTTGAGTTTTTTGAGAACTTATAGCCTGCTTCTGCTATTCTGCACCAGAAATCCCAATCTTCTATACCGTTCACCTCATTATCAAACTCTCCTACACTTAGACATACACACTTATGCACCACACCCGATACAAATATAAAGTTACCTTTAATTAATGTCTCCAGACCCGGGTATTCAGGGTAATTTGCTATACCATATGGTACAGCAACGTTTCCATCCACAAACTTATGTCTTACATCTGAATAAACTAAATCAGGGCCTTGAGTGAGAGCATCTACTTGTTCCTCGAGATATGTTTCATCCCACATATCATCTCCGTCACAATATGCAACATATTTGTATGGGTTACAATTTCTAATAAGATTTAATGCAGTATTACGAGCAGTACTAACACCACCGTTAGACTTATAAACAGTAGTAATTTTACGAGTGTCAACACCTAAAAGATCTAATACAAGAGACGCTCTATTATAATATGATGAACCGTCATCTATTAAAAATAAGTGCCAATCTTGATACGTCTGTTTAAGTATGCCTTTAATAGCCTTATATAACAGTTCTTTCTCGTTATAATAAGGCATTACTATAGCTACCTTCATATTACCAATGACGTATAATGTTTACAATTAAAGCTACATCAGCTATAAAGGCTAATATAGCTAAGATCCAGTTAATATCAGATTCCGAGCTGGGCGCGTACTTTTGTGGCAGAAATATTTTGCGTTGCTTCATCAAGTGTGATTTGTTCGATTTTATATCCTACATCTCTTCCGTAGAAAATGTTAGTTATGTTCGGTACACGTATAATTGTAAATTTACCTTCATAATCAGCTAAACCTTTACGAATATTAGCTTCTACTTCATCTAAATTGAATGGGTTCTTTGCATCAGTACCTTGTGTATCTCTAATAGCAATGCATACCTGCCCGGTACGATTAATACCCTCAATAATAAGTTTTTTGTGACCATCATGAAACGGTTGATAACGACCTAACATAAATGCTGTAGGCGCTTTACTATTAAACACCGGAATAAGCATATTTTTAATTTTAGTAGCCCAGAATAAAGGTGAGCCTTCATCGGTAACCACTACATCTACATCGGTCGGCGGTACGAACATTTTAGTTGTATCAGCAAAATCTCTTATTGGTGTTCTATTAACCCAAACCGTAAATGCCTCACCAAATGCCTTACGTGTTTCTTCTGTAGGACATACAAAATCTGCTATAGCATATTGACTATTACGAGTTGAGATATCGCATAATACACCCATTCTACGGGCCTGTTCAAGTCTGTCTTCTGGACTAAACTTTAAATCTTTATTAATTTCTTTACGAATTTCATCCGCATTGAAATGAACTGCGTTTAATAACTTTGCTAATTCTAAAGCAAGAGTTGTTTTACCTGCACCAGGAAGACCCATGATCAGTATTTTCTTCATATACTGATATTTTACTATAAAATCTTATATTATCCACTCTTAGCTTTACCTCTACGCATGTTAGCTTGCCAATGAGCTAATTGTTTTTTACGCGGGCTTGCTGTTTTAGAATGTACTATTTTGTCTAACGCTGCTAAAGAAGTATGCTTTTTAATACCATGACGTTTGCTATCACCAGGTTTACCTGGACCTTTATGGTCAATGAAGTTTTCTTGCGTTAGAGGGTCTCCCATTGATGTCGTACCAAATGGCAAATCAGGAGCAGGGTTAGATTCATCTTCTTTTATTTCATCATCTGGTGACATAGTGCCATCTAAAATAGCTTTTAAATCTTTCATTGCCCCGTTACCACCTTTCCAAGAACTTGGTCCAGTGATTAAATATTGTTTTTGAGCTTCTGGTGTTGCATTAACAGCAGCATCAAAGTCTGTCGGCTCCACACCAGCATCTCTAAGTGACTGAGCCATTGCCTTAATTAAATCACTATCTAACGGCTTACTCCAATTGTGATTAGATTCTAAATCTTCTAAATCACTTAATATATCATGAATAATCTGCCTCTTATTCGTGGATTCATCCATCGGCCCGGTTGACTGAGTTTCATCTTGCCCATCGACGTATTCAGCTTCCTCTACACCAGTTTGATCACCATTCATGCCAGGCATGTTTGGTGCATAAGGCGTATTAATCATACTCTCATAATAGTCTTTAAAATTTTTAAAATTCTTTCTATTGTACTTTTTCTTATCCTTAAAAGAGGTAGTAGGTGGTGGCATTGATTTACGAATACCAGACATTACATCTTTTTGAGTAATCTTCTGAGGTGTTTTCTTTTCTTCTAAAGCATTAGCATATAGTGCAGCTTTATATGCTTTGGCACTACCTGTTGTGCAACCTTTTTTCTTACCGGTAGCTTTATTATAAGCACAGGTCTTATTACCTACTTTACGAAAGTTCCATGGCATAACAATACTTATTGTTTTACTGAAGCTTTTGCAATCTCCAGTGCATGGATTTAGGTATATTGTTATACATCGAAGGGAATATCTTACTGTACCACCCTGTTACTATGTATTTAGTGTTCTGTGTTGTAACTGTATTGCCTCTATGTAGATGTGTCCAGCCTGCTGGCCATAAAACAAGAGAACCTTTAGTGGGTTTTATTTTCTTATTGAAATAATAATACTCGGTCTCTGCATCATTTAAAGGCATATCATTAAGATAGATCATCCACGTTACCTCTCTCGTAAAGTACATTACTCGCTGCGTATCCATTTGCTCGTAATGCCACCAAGTAAAACCACCCCCCGGGGGTGTGCGTTGTACTTTAAACATATTTAAGTGTGTAAATGCAGGATCAGGTACCTTGGTAGAAGGTGCGTAAAGCTCAAACTCATCGCAATATATAGTAAAATATTTTTGTAGTTCTTTATCTATTTTTATACAAAGATCTTTTTTATTAAATAGTGGTTCAGAAAGTTCTAATGCATGATCAATTCTCACCTCTGGGGCATCGGTAACCTGAGTGTATTTTGATAGATTTGCGTTTGAAGTTACTTCTTCAAACGCTTTTATAATATCATCACATAATTCATCACTGAGTACATTCAGATAAATTCTTATAAAATCTTCAGGTTTTTCCATAATGTTATTTAACTTGAAATTTTAGTTACTCAACGTTAATTGTATATGTTTGGATTCTGATGACCGTATTTTCTTAAAAGTACCCCCGCTAAAGAATTCGCTTCATTTTCATGCTTAGATCCTGTTTCACCATTTAATGGCTTACCACCAGATAGTTCTCTTTGCTTAGCATGTACCAGCTCGTGACCAAGCGTACGAATAATATCAGCAGTGTTTCGGTTACCAATATATACCCAAATCTTGTGATGATCGGGCATATAACCACCCATAGCTCTTAACTGTAATACAAAGTCTTTATCTTTGTTAAGAAGTATTTCAGGAACCTCTTTAAGTTTTAATTTATTGATTGTATATTCTACGAAATCTTGTATAATAGACGTAAAGCTTTCATCTTCTGTGTTTTCAACTTTAACACAGTTATTAACACGTTTACCGTTTTTAAGCTTAGTACCAACCTTACGGTACCCCTTCCAGCAATGGATTTCTTCAAGAGTGTTAAAATGTTCGTTAAATCGTTTCACCACTAATACTTATAATAATCATCTAAGAATTAATAAATAAAGACGCGTACCCGGGAAGTCACACCTCTAAAACACCCCTATACACTTCCGGGTACGCGGTTTCCACTGACTATAATATTTTATATAGGTATCTTAATAAATCAAGCTTGTGCAATAACTTAAGGTAAACCTTAAGTAAAAAGTAAATATATCTAATGTATTTTTTAGCAATTTTTTTACTGTTATCCGCATTAGCAATAGCCGGGTGTGCAGCGTATTTTAGTATAGTTGGATTAACACTGCTCTTCGTTGGAGCTGGCCTCTCAATTATTATTATGGGTGCAGCTTTAGAGGTCGGTAAAGTTATTGTAGTCAGCTTTTTACATCATTATTGGAGTAAGATCGGTTTAGCGTTAAAAACCTATCTTATGATAGCCGCTCTTGTATTAATGGCTATAACTTCTATAGGCATCTACGGTTACTTGAGTAATGGTTATAATGCTACTAAAGTAAAAGTGCAAGGGTATGAGCAACAAATAACCGACAATTTTAAAAAAATAGAAGAGTTAAAATTAGAAGATATAAAGCTTGCTAATGATAAACTTAATCAAAATGATATAGAAGAGGCCCAAGCTAATAAAGCAAACTACATTAAACAACAGTTACAAGATATAGGTAATAAAGAATCTAAGCTTAAAGAGCTTCGTGCAACTAATACAGAAGATAAGAAATCTTCAGATGATATATTAGCTGCTAAAGCAGCTTTAGACACGGAAAAATCAGCTACTGATAATGATATCAATAAAGAACTAACACAAATAAAACTTTATAACGATAGATTATCTATACTGGATAAAGAAGTACAAACATGGATTGAAAAAGGTGATGATGGTGGCTTCTTTAAGAAGAGCGGTTTAGATAAGGCTCGTACTGTAAAAGAACAACAATCAAAGGAAAGAGCTGAGATTGATAATCAAATTAAAGAGTGTCAAGCCCGTATAGCTAATTTAAGAAGCGAATATAATCAACGTGTTCAAGATTACAATAAGCGTATGGCTGATATTGAAAAACGATTATCAAGTCAAACTGTGTTCAAGGATCAAGCAATAACTGCTTTAGAAAAAGAAATTATAACCACAAGACAAGAATTAGAAACGTACAGAAAAAGTGCTGATAGTGAAATAAGCAGCTTATTTGATAAAAAACAACAATTGCTGAAAACGAACAAAAATACTATATTAGTTAATGAGAGTACGATACAGAAAATATTAGCTGATAACGACAAAATAAAAGAACAAATATTACACACTGACGTGGGTACTTTTAAGTTTGTTGCAAACAGTCTTGGTTTAAACTTAGATAAAACAGTTAATTACTTTATATGGATGATCATGTCTGTGTTTGATCCTTTAGCGGTGTGTTTAATTTTATGTTTTAATTATATTATTGACGATATCATAAATAAAAAAAAATTAAATAAAACACCTTTTGTTGCAATACCTACTCCTACCCCTACTACTACACCTACACCAACACCAACAATAACCGTGACGCCCACCAGTACACCTACACCCGACTTACCGGTAACCGTGTCAGGGGAAACATCTTCTAATAAAACTAAAACCCGTATAACCGAGTTGACCGGCGAACTATTAAGACAGCATTTAATTCACGAAGAACAGAGAGCTCAGTTAATTGCTCGGGGTAAAATAGCTGCTCCTACACCCACTCCTAATCCTGTAGAAGAAGCTTATATCACACCTAATCAGAACTTATAACTCACACTACTAATAATTTCATAAGGAGCGAAAAAAGCATCTCCTTGTGTGTATTTGCCTGTTGAAGCTGTAGTTAATTTATCTGCTCTGCTTTGTAAACGATTTGCTCTTTGAGAAATGGGTGTGTATATACTCGTAGTCCAACGTTTACCGTTATACCTAATACCGGGATCTAAGTCTAATGAATAACCTGGGCGACGAAAACCACTACTATAACCAACTAAATCATATACAGGCACCCCTTCAATACGCTCTCCTAAACTTAGAGTGACGTTACGTAAGCTATATTCAACACCTACTCTACCTTGATAAGAGTCTGGTATTGACATTACTTGTTCATATGTGTTGGAACGGGCTGTTTGTACATTGTTGATACTTTGAGGTGTCATAGTGTATGTACCGTCAATATAAAACGTAAAAGAGCTTATCTTACGATAACCATAAAAGCTTGTAACAATACCGTACCCACCACTACCAGGTTGAATAGATTGGTCGTTAGCGTGCGTTGTATATGTAATTGTCTTAGTGGTATTGTTATAAGATTGAAACGTGCCTTGTGTTGCATCGTTTCCAGAAGGTAGAGACACACCAACACCTAACTGAATATTACCTTTAGGGTTAGACGGTAACAATAAATGCTTAGCTATAATGGTGATATCTGCAATGCCAGATGATGTATTAGTGTATCGCCCGATAACCACTCCGCTTGAATTTTTAACAGCTTGAGAGCGTGTATGGTAAACAAATGGTACAGTGACATCAACAGTTGATGATAAGAATATATTGCATTTTAAACTTATATCTACAAAATGTGAATGGTTGATAATTTGATCACCTATAATGTTGCGTAGTGGATTATAGTTTGTACCTATATAATCTCTGTTAGATTCAAACCATCGATATGATATAGAAGACTCGTATGAGTACTTATTATCATCTTCAAGTGTGCAGTTAGGCATTCCTGCACCGTGTGCAACTACACACCCTTGCGCAGAAACATACTTAACTAAAAGTAAATTTATTAATAATAATGCGAGTATTTTTTTCATGGTTTTATCCTCTAAAACTATATTTACGTATACCCGATCGATGTCCAGGTTGTGCCATATACTGACTTGCTTGTTTAAAACTATCACCCGTCATCACTTGACAAGTACCGGCAGTTTTATGATCCCACACCATTACACCAAAACGGTTACGCGTGGTTTCTTTTTTTACTGTATTAGGGTCTGTAAAGATACCCAGTTCTATGAGCTGTTGAATTCTTGAATTCATATTAAACGGCTATTTTATGGTATAACTCTATTACTGATGAAGTATCAAGATCTTCGAAGAAGCTCATAATCCAAGTTCTGGCTTCTTCTTCATTCATAGGTACATAGTTTATATTATACTCTAAGTATTCATCATAATGAAAAGGCACACCGAACTGCCCTTTAATTATATTCTTACCTATCTGTTCTAACGTATGATTACGTACGTAATCGTTAATGTACTCTCGCATTGAAGCGACTGTTTGCATGGTTTATATGTTTTTTTATATGTTTATTAAAAAATAAGTGGCTCCGTTTTTATTGCGGTGGTCAGCCAACCCACAAGTTGTCGTAGCCTTGTGACGTTATCTTCAGGCCAGATAATACTATAGTAGTGCCTTTTTAATAAAGTTCAAGAAAAAAATAAATGCCTTTATGATAAACTCTACAGCCCTGTATTTTACTATAGATACACCGCGAAGGTATACGTTAATGCGCGGGAGCATTAACAACGCGCAGGGTTCAGGCTCAGGAAGAAGAGTCTTTGTTATTGTAAGCGATTAAACCTACAAAATGTTACTAAATAACGAAAATGATTATAGTGCCTGATTGATTAAGATCAATCACTATGTTTAATTATTGTTGCTGAGCGGTGTCAGTATTAGCAGCTGCATGAGATCCGTCACAGTTACCGTTAGGATCTTTTGTTTTACCACAGCCACATTTAGCTGCTGGAGCGGATTTCTTAGCAAAGAATTTCTTATAAGCTACGAAACCTGCTGCTGCAAGAACGAGAATAATGATTAGTGTTTTCATACGTTATTATTTACTTGTTAATGTTTGAAATGCATTCAGTTGATTTGAAGGCCAAATATACTCTAAGTTATCTGGTGTATCCGGGAATTGTTTCTTATAGTACTCCGGATATTTCTGTATTAGCATTGATTGATGTGTTAAATGTACATCTAACATACCTAACCACCAGGGATAAGTTGTAGGTTTGGATTTATCGTAGTATGCACCTATTTTCTCGTAACATGTATCCTTATAACCTCGTTCCTTCCATATCTCGCAAACGGTCATACCATATTCAGCTAAAGCATTCTCATGACCACGCCACATCTCGCGGCAAGGATGGTTTTTCCAGCCTTTATAATTAGGTTTATGAAAAGAGTTAAGAAGCTGTAATACTTCAACGCGCTGCTTGCCAAGTCTTTTCATATCAAGACTTTTAGCGGATTCACGAAAATTAGCAAAAGGTAGAAAGGTCTGCATGTCGGGTAAATAAGTTGATCAATGAGTAAAGTTGCTTTTATTACATCTATAATGGGAAATTTTGAAGCGACATGCAAGCCTTTTGTTAAACAAACTGTTAATTCAGATTTTATATGCTTTACCGATAATCCAAATATACCAGCTAATGGCTGGATAGTAGATATTAATCCTTATTGGAAAACACATCCAAGTAAAGTAGATGATGGGTTTGGTATAAATTCAACAAATAAGTCAGAAAAATTAACTAAGTGGGCTCCGAGTTTTGATTCTCCCTTAAATAGTAATCATCATCCTTTTAATTTAGCCAAGTACTACAAACAAGCATGGTACAATATACCACGTCTAAAAGAATATGATGTGGTTATATGGTTAGATGGAACAATAGAGATAACTAAACCGGATGTTGCGGAGTACATGTTACAGTTGTGTGAAAAATATTATATTGTTGGTTGGCATCATGAAATAAGAGCCGGGCATTTAGCGTGGGAGGCATCTGCCTCATTTGTATCAAAGTATATGGATAAATTTTATTATGGTAATTATCAGCCGTACCAGGATGTAATACGGCAATACCACGAGTACATTGAGCAGGGTTACGACGAAAAGTATTGGGTAGAAAAAGTCGATAGAAAAGAAGGCAGAGGTGGGCACCTTTCAAGTGAGTGGGGAGGTAGTAATCATTTCGGGATGTGGATCACGTGTTTTGTTGCATTTAAAACTAATTGCTCTCAAGTGGAAAACTTTTTAAATAAATGGTATCTGCAAACACTTAAGTACACTACACAAGATCAGGTAGGGTTTCCAAAAGTAGTACAAGATACAGGTCTTATACCTTATACCCTACCTGATGAGAGGTTCCCAGGCAATAAGCCTCATGAATATACTTCTATATTCATAAAGCACGAACATCAAAAATAATTGAGTTTAGTGTATTAAGTGCTGTGCTATCACCATACAGCTAATCCACAGCCATATAGTATTAAACCCTGCTAATGTAGGTAGAGCTTTTTTACGACTTGCCCATATTAGAGTACCACTTGTAATTAAAGTTAGGTAATATAATTGCCAAATTTGAATGCCCCAAATGAGTCCCGGAATAATGATAATTGCTTTCGCTAACCAACTAACAAATTCTACCGTATTATAATCTGTCCAGTACTCTTTTTTAAGCCACATACTATAACACTCTTTAACGTGCTTCCATTTTATGTAGGTGTATAATGCTGCTATTGTTATAGCCCATGTTAAAGTTGCGTATATTATTTGATGTGATGTCATAATTTTATTTGCGTTGTGCTAATACTTGTTTATCCCATACTTCCCGAATATAGGCAACATATTTGTGTAAAAAGTTTTTAGCTTCTTCTAATGTATTAAGTTGATGGTAGCCTTCTGGTGGTAAATCTGCACCGGGCATACTCAAATCAGCCATAGCACCGATCATTGGTTTAAACTTACCATTATCAAGCTGGCGTATAACAAGATAGCAGCAACGATAATCCCATCGTTCCCAGATACCACATTGTAAGTCTTTCCACTTAGAAGCGGCTTGTCTACGTAAGAATGCTTTATTCATAGTACCTATTATGTAAAACTTATAGTACAGTGCAAGCTTAAAGAATTAATCAGCTTATTATTTTATTCTTTGATTTAGCCAAAACATTAAACGCTATAGATATTCTATCTTCTTTACTTCTATTAGGAGATACGAAATGACTTAACCAAGAAGGAAATATTACAACATCACCAGCCCGAGGCTTTATTACCCATTTTTCTGTCACTACAGGAGACATATATTCACATATATCAACAATTTTATTATAAATGGATGGAGTAGGATTACTAAAAATAAGCTCACCACCACTCTCTGGTACATTCACATAATAAGTACCAGAAAAAATACACTCTGAATGAGTATGCGGATAATTCCAAGCATGTTCCGGGTTTATATTAATCCAGTATTCAGATGGTATAAGCTCAATATCATTTCTAATTTTATATTGAGTTTTAACATCACTCAAGATAGGGGTTAATTGTTCCGCAAGTTGCTTGAGTAGAACAGGTGCCTGTACTGAAACATCTACATTACCTGGTGTTCTTTTTATAGTGTTATAAAATCTACTACTTTGCCAACCGCCAACGTTACTTATAGAGTTGCTTCTTGTGTTTTCATCTCTTAACCGGTAGCAACGGGTTTTTAGTTCTTCGTTATCTATATTTAATGTATCTTTAAATACATATTGACTCCAAAGAGCTAATGTTTCCATAATAGTATATAATTAAACAGTAGCTGAACCAAATGCAACTTTATTACCGCGAAAATTGGTGATAACCCACTTTATGTTAGAGGTACTGGATAGGCTCCGTAAAGCGGGTACAACTGGTACTATGTCTTTACCGTGTACGGTAAAGAGGTCTGCATCTGCAAGCAAGTAATATATACCTGTATAAATATCAGCACCTTCAGTGTAGAGAGCTTTTTGTTCTGCTGCCGTAAGCTCTTTAACGTTTTCAATAATCGTTATTTGCATGTATTCTTATAATGAGGCTTTTCAAAAAATATTGTATTATAATTATTTACTAAAATCCATTGTCTAAAACTGTAAGGAAAATCATTTGCAAACATATTAACAGTTTCTTTATCTAATTTTACATCTTTTTCGATACAAAGCAAGGCCTTAACTGCATCCTGTTGAAAAGATGCCATTTTACATTCAAACGCAATATCTAAAAACTTATAATCCATATAGTAGAAAAAAAGCCCTACGTATTTTATTAGTATACGTAGGGCTTTGTAGCTGACCTCTTAGCGATGGTTCTTAGCCTTGTAAGGTTGTTTGAAAACCTTAGCAAAACGACCCTTTGCATCACGAACATTATAGAAACGTGGTGCAAGAACGATCTGACTTGAACGGTTAATAAAACCAAGAATTTCGTACTTAGTTGTATTAATACGACGGCGAACAGCGTTTAAACGTTGCTCTACGCTTTCATCTCCAAGAGTACGTGTTTGAATGTCACGTACAATAACATTATCATATTGAGTTGTCATGTTGTAAGAATTTAACTTCTCTAAGAGTATAACATAGATTAAAATATTTTCTACTTGTTTTATTGAAGGATTTTATAAATATTTTGCATTATACATGAAACAATACATTGCTGTAATTGGCATATACAACGAAATAACTACTGAACAAATTTCATTAAAAGAAATTAGTGTACAGGCAGCTAATATGTATGATGCTCATAAGCAGGCCCTATTTAAGTGTAGTACTACAGAAGAGCAAACAGTATTGCGTTTGTTAGAAGCTACTACTAAAAGCGTTAAATTCGATCTTTTAAAAGGTTTTACCGATTAAAGTATATTGCTTGTACTTGGTGATGGGAATTGTTTATTAACTACAGGTGATACTAACTTGAGTATGTCAAGTTGTATGTTGTAGATATTTTTTAGAGCTCTATTAACAACGTCAGAAGTTACAAGCTCGTTACTATGTATAAAGAAGTTTTGATCAATAGTATAAGGTGTTAATATATCAGTACTACTAAATGCACCAACTACAAACCCGGCCTTATTGTTTGCAGGTGAAATCAAGTTACCATTGTAATCAAGATTAACGTTATACTTGCCTTGTATTGCTTTGTAAAGTATTTCGTGATTTTGTAATAGGCGTAGTATGCTCTTGTTGTAAACCCAATCTTGAATAAACTCATCTGAATTAATATTAATTGCAGATAATGGTATAAATAACGGGTCTACTGTTGAAGCACTATACAGGTTTAATGTATAAGGAATATCAATATATTTGAATACTCTCTTATTTGTAGCAATAAAGATGTTTAACCGATCGTCAATAAACATTGACTTAAACAACTCTTCATTAGGTGTACCGTCTCCAATACTATCAACGTTTGGTTCTAAAATACGATTTAAAGCTATACCATTAGATAGGTATTTGTAAATGAACTTATCTGTAAGGAAGTATAAGAACGAGCCGGTAGGATCAACTACCATCTTGTTTATGTTTGTAGTTGATTGAATGTTACCAGCTACACTAATGTGATTAGTATTACTTGGTAAGGTAAACGTATTAACAAGCTTGTTATCACTGCTGATTTCAAATACCTTATAAGGCGACTGGAAGTAATAGTTACCAGGGGTTGGTGTTGTATTAGATAATTTAGAATTAAACCCGTTATTACCTAATGCTTGTATAGCAAAATTAGTATATGTTACACCAGAAGCAGCTGCATAGGTTACTGTATTAACATTAGTATAAGGTGTGACCGCTGTAGCTGACAACATAACTACATCTGGTAATAATGTGTAACTTTGACCACCAGCAACTAAACCATACAGTGCAAATGCTGAAAGTGAATTTGTATTATTGTTTATTAACCGTGCACCATCATGTACCCACGAAATGTTGTATACGGTAACGTCCGGCACACTTACTGCACTTGTACTCTTAACTGCAGTAACAAGATTAACATTAGTTAATACTGGAGCAACAGGAGCAAAGCTCTGACCTAATACATAAACACTATTAGTTATAGGGTTAACCTCTATACGCTGAGCACTATACGCCCTTAATGTGTCAACATATAGTGTTTTAACCCAGCTTAAAGCGGTGTTGTATACTTTAACGCAACTGTTTAAGCTATCACACACATAAAGTAATTCATTACGTGCTTTTATTTCAGTTGGAACATTAAAGTTATTAGTGTCAGATACTGTACCTGACAAACCACCTACCTGTTGTAAACTTACTAAACTTGAATTCGAAAAATTACTATCTATAAATAGATCTGCTTTGTAAACGGTATTACTGTCAAGTATGTATAATTGATTATTAATAACATCAATTGCACTTAAACAAGTAAAAGGTGGTAAACTACTACCTAAGTTAGCAGCACTCAATACTAAAGTATTACGCCAGTCGTTTGTACGTACTTGTATATGATCAGGAATGTTACCCGACAAACTGTATGCAATAAAATTATAATAATCTGGAGCAGTATTATTTGTAAAACGGTATGATTTAATATCTTTTATAATACCGTCCGCTACACCATAAGCAGATAAGTTACTGAAAGAGTTATCATTGTTTAAACCATCAATTGGGGTCTTCCATGAAAAAGCAGAATTGTTTGATACCCCTGTTGAGTAGCTATTAGCCGCAAATTGTGCACACCATTCAATTAGTGTGAATTTGTTGTTAATGTTTAATACTTGAGATATATTTTTAAGGTAATTAAAGTTATCGTAAATTTTTGTAAATGAAGTATTTATTATATCGCTTACAGCCCATTCATTAGAGCCTACTTGTACGTCTTTTAACTGATAGGGTAAGGTAGGTGTTTGAGATGTAGGGTCAAAATAGTTATCTATGTTATATGTAGGTAAACTATCTTTAATATAAAATCTATTTGGAAGTGTACGTGGGTTAGCCTGTACAAACGGTGTAGTGTTTGAAACGTTGACCGAATAATAAGAAAAACCAGAAGCAGAGGTCTTATATGTGTATAGTAAAAAGTTCTCTGAACTTGCTTGAGCAGAGTATGTTACTGTACCATTACCATCGTTCCAATTAATACCATAAGAACTTACATCTTTCGAGATAGGGTAAATACTTTCAACCCATATTGGAGTGTTGGTGAGTGCTACTGTCCAAGGTGTGTATACAGCCAGCACCCTTGGAACAGGAGTGGGTGTAATAGTTGGAGTTGGAGTGATTGTTGGGGTAGCTGTCGGTGCACCTGTAGGGGTAACAGTAGGAGTCGGGGTTACTGTAGGTGTAGGTGTTGCGGTAGGGGTTGGAGTAGGTGTTGCCGGTGGCGGTGGTGGTGGTGTAGGTGGTGGTGGTGGTGTAGGTGGTGGAACAGTAGTAGTAGTTGTAGTAGTAGTCGCTGGTGCCGCAAATACCGCTACTAACGTCAGATCTGAGAACATCGCATTGACGTTAGTAATTCTACTATAAGGATTAACTACCTCTCCGTTTTGACAGGCAACATAATTAGGAGCGCTATTAGCATTAGCCCAAAATTGAAAATAGTAACCGTTTTGATTTTCAACACGATTATCTACACTAATAGACGGAGTTGAACCTTGCGCGTATATACCACTACCTACAGCATTAACACCCACATAAGGTATTACATTTAAAGTTAAATTGTAATAAGGAGTAGGCGCCGATGTGGTAGTTGTAGGGGCATTGCCTGTGAGTACAGCTGTAATGTATACATCACTATTAACCGGATAAAGATATGTACCGTTACCCGTAACGTTTTGAATTACTTCAGGATCGGTGTCCCAATAACTAAACGAGTACCCTGTACCGCCTGTGTCTATTGATAGATAAGGTTCTGAACCTGCTATTACCGTAAAGGTGCCGCCACCATGAGATGTGCTACCGTTAACAGTTACGTTACCAGTATTATATGGAGATGTATTAACGTGTACATTAAATGTAGAAGGAGCAGGATTATAAGAAAATTGTGCCGCAATGTGTAGATCCACACCAGGCATTGTAAAGCTATAACTACTACTTGTAGTGATTTGAAGATTATTATCTGGATTGTACCAGTACTGAAAAAACCAACCCGGATTAGGTGAAGCACTAATATTAACAGTATCACCATTATGATAACTTCCACCCCCGGAAACATTACCACCACCACCCGGTACAGTTAACGTTACGTTATATGTTGGAGCTGGTGTTGTGGTTGTAGTGGTTGGAGCTGGAGGAGGAGCAGGAGGGGGTGGTTGTACAACAGTAACTGTATAAGGTCCATCTGTAGCTGTATATTGACCGTTAAGATCAATAGCCTGTGCTAACCAAGTTACAGTACCAGGAGAACCTTCAGATGAAGGATTACCAATATTATTAATATCAGTAGTAGAGTTTCCAGGCCCTAACCCATAGCTTGCATAAATGTTACCGTTTTTGTAAACGTTAATAGCATTTAATAAACCAAGATCAGAATGACCAGATGCTAATGGTTGATACTGATCTCCCACATTTACTGTGCCTGGAACCGTGCCGTTAAATGAAACTGTAAGATTTTCAGGATTATATGTACCGCAAGACGGTCCTGTATATGCTAAGGTACCTACCGTAATGTTTAAAGAACCTTCAATAGCGCAAATAAGATCTGTACCACCTGAATCTGCACCTTCATTATCTACATTGTTAACATTACCGTTACAATCAGTGTAAGAGTAAATTGCAGCATAATTACCCGGGCCACCATATGCTACATAATTGATCTGGTAAGTTAGACAGTTTGCCATGTTTGTATATTATTTACTCCCAGATTATTGAACGCAATTGAGCGTATGCAGGAGCTGTATCAGTAGTTGCTGTGCGGATGTTACTTTCAACTACAGCTCTTACTGCAGGATCTATAATACCGGAATTCTTAATTTTAATATCGTAAAACTGTGATTTATTACCTGGTAATCTATGTAAGAAAAATCTTTCTATTTGTTCTATATATCCACGAGTGCCAGTAGGTATAACCCAATCTAAATTATCGAATTGATTGCTTCTATAGTTTTTAGATATCGCTTTAATATCTGATGCATTCAATGAAATATTGTATAAACGTATATCAGCTATGTTACCATTAAACAAATACGTTTCCGGTAGTTGTATCCATTCATTTAACGTGCCAGTTTTAAAGTTACTTGTACCTATAGCTATTTGCGGGTTGTTTTTATAATTGTATATTGAATATAGCGTAGCTGCAGACGAAAGAGGTGCTGTTTGATTTACAACTTTACCATCAATATAGAACTTAGCTAAATTGGTTTGATCAAATGTAATTGCAAAATGATGCCACCCGGCCTCTAAAGCTGAAGTACCATAATTTAATGTAATGTACTGAGGCTGCGGGTTTGTTAGTGTTGAGTCCCGTACTACTAATTTTGCTTGTATACCGGGTGTAGTGACTGTAGATGCAATATATTTTCTTTGATAATCAAAACCAGTACTATCACCTCCTGGTATCAGGCCAGGCACTGAAACTTTATTAATAACATTACCGTTAGTGTCTACTTTATACAAGCATTGTGATTTGCCATCCACTATTAAACCATAATGTACTATACCCGAAGTAGTGTTTTCCGCTAAGAAGTTAATGACTCGTGTACTGTATGGTGTAATTATTGAATCTGCTATATTAATTTGCTTACTCCAGATAATAACACCAGTATTGCTTACCTTAGCTAAATAGTTTGTGTTGTAGGTAATCCATATATTATTATCTTGATCACAATTTACGTATTCTGGGTTAGTTATACCTAATACTGCAACACCATTACGGTTAAGTGTCCATGTGTTAGCAACTGTATTTTGATTGCCATTACCAGACAACGTAAACACATTATTACTACTATCTACACAAGCATTAGTGCCCGTCCATACCTCGTACCCGCTAACAGACATAGAGCTGGTAGAAGGTACGTTTGAGTTATAATAAATAGGGTTACCAGATAAGTCTACGGTAAAGTTATTATATGAAGTATAAGTGGCCGTTGAAAGTAATGTACCTGTTGTACTAAACTTAGTGTATGTTACTGAAGTATTAGTTGGATGGCTCTTAGTAACTATATATGTACCGCTACTTGCTGGTACTACATATGTATCTGCAATAACAGTGTAGTTTGAAAGTGAAGCACTTAACGATGTTTTAATTGTGATTAAATCACCCGGGTCAAGTATAGATATATATTTCTTATTGGGATAATTATCTACTATATAATAATTGTTATCATATGTATTCTTTAATACATATACAGGGGTTGCCCACGCACTTAATAAAGTAGCTGATGAACTAATAGTAGTAAATGTTTCTGAATTTATCAACCCAAGATCTGTATTATAGGTTTGTATAGTAGAGCCTGTACTGGAGTATGATGCTACTGTAAAATAAGGTGTTAATGTAGGGTTATTATTAAATACACCCAGACCTCCATTAAAATAATTTCCTACGATTTGATCACCTGTAATATCAGCCCAGCTATCTTGATACGCATAAAACGACAGAGTGGTTCCTTTATTGTTGGTAAAATCACTATTTGCAGTATTTATATACCCATACGTGTTGCCAACATTATAATAAGAAGTTCTTAGAGTGTCATCTGTAACGCTATTAATACTTGTAAACCCTACGATGCTACCGGCTGTTAAGCCTGTGACGTCGTTAGTTAAATTACTACTCCAACTATCGATATGATATGTTAAACCCGTAATGCTTTCTACTATTGTATTGTTGTTATTATCTCCAATACGTTGATACGTATACAACACACCTGGTTCAAAGGTTAAAGTAGAAGGTGTGTCCCATATTAAGTTAGGATAGTTGTTTAGACTATTAATTAATGTACCAGAGAGAGCTGCAATTGCACTCAACGGTATATTGAGCTTATTAACCGTGGCTGGGTCATAGTATCTATCCATCCATACAGGGCGTACATTATTTGCTACACCTATGTTACCAGCTGATAACCATGAACAAAAATAAATTCCTTTACGTGGGTTATTTGAACTATCACCCCAGCTGCTATAATTTTTATAATCTGCTACCTTTTTAAATACTTTATCTGAACGGAAAGGAGTGATATCTGCTCGAGCACCATAGTCAATTAATGTAGATGCACTTAATGGTAAGATGTTAGTACCATAAGGATAATGAAAATAGGTATTACTATCTTTGTTGAAGGTAAGTTTAGATACTTGAGAATTGTATCCCAAATAAATTTTATCAAAACCGTTGGTTTCGTTTAAACCGGTGTAGATCTTAGTATATTCTCTTAATTTTGCACTAAGCACAGCTGTTTGATTGTGCATAGGAGAATAATAATTCTTTAAAAGATTTACATTAGCTTCTACCGTATGATTTGTTGAAGAAATAGTTTTGAATGCGCTGCTAATTAAATAATTAAATTTTACACTACCAGTATCTGTATCAACTAATAAGTCGTTATTAACGTTTTGATATTTTATTAAATCTGACTGACCTATTGCTTGTAGCGTGTCGTTTAAATTATTATTGTTAAGTCTTGTAGCATAAAAAACACTACTCAGTGGTACCGTTAAGTTATTAGGTGTTGATGCAGAAAGACCGCTAAAAGAAAGTGTTGTACCATTACTACCTAACCAATTTGTGGTTAGTCCTGGAGCGATTGATATAAGAGAAAGCGCGGTACCGCTTAAAATGTAATAATATGTATAATAACTTGTATCGGTTATATTATTAATAGAACCACCAGAAACAGTAGCTATATTACTGTTACAAATCAAATACAGCTCTTTATTTGTACCTTGATATGGTACAGAATAAGATATCTGAATAGTTCTTGCAGAAACTGGAAATGTAAAATTAAATACAGTAGCTGATGCTAAGTCAGTTGTAAGAGCAATAGTACTACCTTCAGTGTTGCTTGGATCGGTAGCATATAAATAGTTTCCTAAATTATCTGTAATTAAAGAACTGTATATATAGGTTTCTGGTGCAGGTACAGTAGTTGTTACTAAACTATCGCTAAGCTTAATACTGTTTGTTAATACTAACAGTTCATTGTTGTTTAATGTAAAATCTACTGCGCTTGCAAGTAACGGGGTATCGCTAAATGCTAAATTATCGAACGGATAAATAGTACCGCCTTTAAAGGATATGTTATTATCATATCCGTAGTCTAATATAACTGGCGCTGCACTAAGAATCATATTTAATATTTACGATGAGGTATTAATATTAACTATGGAAACAGTTGTTTTGCTTCATTATATAGTTTATCTAAGTTTTCTATAGATGTAAACTCTTTAAAATGCTCGTAAATTGGTTTAACATCCATTTTAAGCTCTATAAAACCAATAAAATAGTTACGTACCTTATTATTCAATGTAAGCGGATATTTTACCCCATTAGGTCTTCCAAAGCGGTGATTCCAACGTAAAAATGGTAGACATAAGGTCTTTTTACCTGCTTGTCTGTATTTTTCATGTATGTAGCCTTCTTCTCCACCAAAACCTCTAAAATTAGGGTTAAACCCTAACCAGCTATCTTTACGACAAGAGAATAAACCCATACCCTGGGCAGGTATCTCAAATGGTTCTCCATCAATGTTTTTACCTCTTTCATCTGTTGCCCAAATACCCCACATTTGCCCTCTCCACACTAAATCAAAGTGTGTAGAAACATAATTCAAATCATCATACAATAGAGGCCCTTGAACAAAGTTTCCTCCATCTTTACCGCTTTCATAAAAATCTATAAGTTTTTTTAAACAACCTGCTTCAAGTAAGATATGACCATCAATACCTAATACATAAGGTGTACGTGCATAGTCAAATATCTTACCTTTTACAAAAGGGCTTTTATATTCTCTAAATGGTATGTATTGTACAGGTTGTTTAATACTACTGGTAAAGTTTTTTAGCGCTTCTCCATGCGGGCTGTCTGGGTTATTATCTATAATAACAAATTCGATGTCATCTAATACTTCTTTATGAAACATACGAATAGATTGCACGGTAAAAAATACACCATCATAATCATCGTAAGTTGTAATGCCTATTGTAAGTTTTTTCATGTTAATAGTGAGTAGTAATCAGCTTCAAAGTGCGGGTGAAGATATATAGTACCGGTTTCTGGAGTTGCAATAAAGCGATCTACTGCTGCATAAGATTTTTCTAATGACACTTCTCCAAAACCAGAAATATGATATGTGTTACTACCCCATCTGTATATCATTGTATGTATATTATCAGCTCTATATACATTTAAGCCACTATTAAATGTTATATCTACATCTTCCCCGAAACTCTTATCAGGGACTACTCTATTAATAATACTACTTTTTAAATACACGTTACCTGTATTAACATTACTGCCAGTACCAGTGTATTTGTTATTATAAAAGATATGCATTCTTTCTGGATGATATACCTCGTAGCCGGGGGTTTCAGTTATGCATTTTTGAGTTAACAACAAACCGTTTGGTGTCAACAAGTCATCGTCATCTAATCTGTATATGTAGTCCCCGTCACACACTGAAAAACCATACTCAAGCTTCTTACCAATTGAAGTAAATCTTTTGTTTAAGTTGTGTATCTTAATACGAGGGTGATCATAAACATATTTTACACTTGGACTATCATTAATAATAACCATTTCAGATGAGTCATATTCTTGATTTAGATAAGACTGTATAGCCTCTTCTAAAATCTTGTGTCTTTGGTATGTTAATGTGAGTACCGATAACATTATTAATTAAACGTGTAATTAAACTCTTTTATATCTTGCTCGTATACTTCACCTACTAAATCAATCATTTCCTTGGTGTAATACTCTTGCCAAGGTTTACTTGAGTATTGAGAATGACTTTCAGTTTTTCTATTACGCTCGTGCGGTAACTTACAGCTATCTAATTCTTTTACCCACGCTTCAAGGTCCATTGCTATAGGTTTATATTTTTTAAGTAAACTACACAATATAGTCCAATCTGTTTGTAGTTTTTCGTATCTACCTATAAAGTTCATATTAACTTTACAGTCTACTGTAAGAAAAGCCTTTTGACAAGTTAAAAACATTTCTGGGCTTGTTTTAGGTAATTGAGGTATGCCTCCAATTATTTTTGACCACTTATAATCTAATTTTTGGTATATGTTTTTATGTTTATACAAAGCATTTACAAAACCTTCGAAGGTTGGGAACGTATTTTTGAAATCTAAACTATGATCATAGCCGGATAATAATCGGTTCCATGGGTTTCTTACAAAGCACCATTTAAAGTATTTTGAAATATCTACCATTTCAGAAAAGTCTTTAATTGAATAATGACCGTAATAGTTATAATATGTTACTTTGTTCCACGATACATTGCTCATACTTGTTCCACCAGTTTTCGGTACATGTACAAATATGCATTTTGTATTAAGGTTAATATTAGACATTATTTTCTTTATAGAGGATTATTCAGGTTAATATAGTAATTATTATACAACATGAGTACTTCAAATCTTTCAGCTATTAGTTTACCAGAAACTACAGCTTTTCAAAACCTTTCAGCATATACAGTTTACAACAATTTATCCGGTAATTATATAGAGTTACAATCTACATTCGATATACCTACTTTAAGTGCATTTGTTATAAAGCACGATGTTTATTTGCCATCATTATTAATACAGCATAATGATATTAATTACAGAGTAGCTAACGGTAAATGGATATTTAAAAGTGAGAATGATGCTGTGGCTGAAGCATTTAAAGACCTTGTAGCAAATATTACAGGTTACCCGAAAGAATGCCAAGAAGCACCACATTTCGTACGATATACTGAAGGTGGTAAGTACGATCCGCACTGGGACTATTTTAGTACTAATTCTCCAGGTTATAGTGCAAATATAGCCAGAGGCGGTAACAGAGTATTCTCTGTTTTAATGTATCTTAATGAAGGTTTTAATGGTGGACAAACAACGTTTCCAAGAATTAATTATACAGTAACACCTACTACAGGTAAAATTATTGCCTGGAAAAACATGATTGGTGATACTAACAATAAAGTAATTAACCCTGAATCGTTTCATGCTGGTAACCCTGTACTAAGCGGTAGTACAGTAGACGCTAAGTACATCCTTATAAGTTGGGTTAGAGAACAACCTTTTAACTAAACCATCAAATAGTTTTTTACAAAAAAATACCCTACATTGTTGTAGGGTATTTTTATTTTTATAGTGGTGGGCCAGGAGGCGGGCTCGGTGGGTTTGGCGGTGGTGGAGCCGGAGGGGGTGCAGGCGGTGGCGCTGGAGGCGGATTTGGAGGCGGCGCAGGTGGTGGTGTAGGAGGAGCCGGTGGTGGTCCAGGAGG